CGTAGTATTCATGATAATATATCGTAAGATACAAGCACTTTGAGACGTTTTATCAGTCTCCCGTTAGTGTAATATAATAATCACAGAACGGTTTATATCGATTTATGTATTCACAAATAGAAATATCATTTGAAAACAACATAAAAATAAATTGAAAATAGAATATAGCTTACCCTCATATATAACAAGGAGGGTAAATTCAACACATTATTGTTATTACAAATGCCAAAACTTATTCGTAAGCCGAAACAGACTGTCGAACCAGAAAAGGAAATAATTACGGTCAATAACAATAATGACGACGACGCCGCCGTCGACGTCGAGCACCAGCAAATACAGCAAAAATATGAAGAATTGAATCCGAGATATGCGAAAGATACACAATTTTCAGAAGAAACACGCAAACAACAAGACGATATCTTTCTCCAAGAAAAAATAAGAAGTAGAATAGGAAACTATATCGAGGAACCATGGACGATTATTGGTTCCTATTTCGAAGGCAAACATCTGGAACAACTCGTTCGCCATCAGATCGAGTCGTATAACGATATGATTAACGTTCAATTGAAACGAACGGTGGATATGTTCAATCCGGTGAAAATTGCTTCCGATCAAGATTACGATAAAACAACCCGAAAATACCGTCTGGAAGTAGAAGTTACTTTTACAAATTTGTATCTGTCACGTCCGCAAATTCACGAAAATACTGGTGCGACTAAAATACTCTTTCCTCAAGAGGCACGCTTACGTAATTTCACATATGCGTCGATGATGACGGTTGATATGAATGTGAAATATATCGTTCGCGGTTCAAACATAACAACGACAGAGAACAGCGGAAGCGGAAGCGGAAGCGGCGGCGGCGAGCCCATCGCGATCCATCACAAAGTGTTCCCAAAAATTCAGATCGGGAAGATGCCGATCATGTTGAAATCATGTATATGTGTCCTCACACAGCACGGTCACCTTGATCATAATGTTACGGGAGAATGCCCATATGACGCTGGCGGCTACTTCATTATCAACGGAAGCGAAAAAACGGTCCTTGGTCAGGAGCGCGCAGCTGAAAATAAGGTCCTCTGTTATAACGTCTCGAAAAACAATAACAAATGGCGATATATTGCCGAGATCAAATCTATTCCGGATTCGAAATGTATTTCACCGAAACAAATCAATATGATGGTTGTCGCAAAACAAAACGGATTTGGACATCCGCTCGTCATTCAAATACCCCGAATGAAACAACCTATATCTTTGTTCATCGTATTTCGCGCACTAGGTGTATTATCTGATCGCGAGATATGCGAATACATCGTGTATAATATTGTTGAAAATCCAACAGATCAAGATGGCACAGAGAAAGGCACATCCGCGATTAGCGCGAAATTATTGGAGGCACTTCAAGCATCGATCATCGACGCAAATGGTATTATGACACAAGAAGACGCGATACGATACTTTACGTCGCAGGTTATCTTTACACCGATCAATATGGATAAGGAAACTGGTGCGACGAAGAAACGTGAATTCGCACAGGAAGTTCTCCATAACGACCTCTTTCCCCACTGCAATACCGACAAGCAACGAATCTTCTTCCTCGGATATATGGCGCATAAACTATTGTGCGCATTCTTTGAAATCAGCAAACAGGACGACCGCGATTCTTACTTAAATAAGCGTGTGGATCTTACTGGATCACTTTTGAACAATCTATTTCGAAATTACTTCAACAAGCTTGTCAAAGATATGTCAAAACAAGTCGTCCGTGAAATCAATACCGGTTCATGGCGGTCAACCGAAGATTACTTGGGTATTATCAACGACACCAATATGTATAAAATCATTAAATCGACGACAATCGAGAATGGACTGAAACGCGCATTATCCACGGGTGATTTCGGAATCAAGAGTATGACGAGCGCTAAGGTTGGTGTTGCGCAGGTGTTGAATCGTCTAACATATTCATCAAGTCTGAGTCATCTTCGTCGGTTGAATACACCTATCGACAAAAGCGGAAAACTCGTCCCCCCGCGTAAGCTACATAATACGTCATGGGGGTTTCTTTGCCCGGCTGAGACACCGGAAGGTGGAAGTATCGGTGTCGTGAAAAACATCAGTTATCTTAGTCATGTGACGATTCACAGTAATCCGGCGTCGCTTCATGCGTATATCGACGACTATATCGAGCGCGTGGAAACGTTGACTCCACGGCAAACCTTTCGTCAGGTGAAAGTATTTGTAAACGGAATATGGGTAGGTATTACGCGTGATCCGATGAGACTCTACAAAGAGTTCAAGCTTATGAAATGGCGTGGAATTATCAATATTTATACATCGGTTGTATTTGATTATCCGAATGCCGAAATTCGGATATGTAATGACGCGGGTCGGATGATGCGGCCGTTGTTGTTGGTGAATCCTGAAACAAATGATCTCTATATTACGCGTGATATGATACAGAGGGTTGCGGCGCATGAGATAGGTTGGGATGACCTACTGACGCATATTGCGAGCGAATGCGAGCACAGCAGTAGCGAGAACAGCGAATGCGAGCACAGCGGCGGTCCCGAGGCCAACGCACATGGTGTTATCGAATATATCGACCCGGATGAACAGGCGTTTAGTATGATTGCGATGCGTCCGCATCATTTATATCGGAATGAAACGGATACCACGAACCCGTATATGTATAAGTATTCACACTGCGAGATTCATCCGAGCACGATTTTCGGGGTTTTGGCTTCATGTATTCCATTTCCAGAGCACAATCAGGCACCTAGGAATACGTATCAGTGTGCCATGGGTAAGCAAGCCATCGGCATCTACGTGACCAACTACCAGCGCCGCATGGACAAGACTGCGTATGTTCTTACTTACCCGCACCGCCCCCTCGTGGATACCCGCCTCATGCAAATGATTCAACTTGCGGAAATCCCTTCGGGCGCACCTCTCATCGTCGCAATCATGTCCTATACTGGCTACAATCAGGAAGATTCAGTCCTCGTAAATCAGGGGGCGATCGACCGCGGAATGTTCTCTGCGACAATCTACCATACAGAGAAAGACGAGGACAAGAAGATCAACGGGGATGAAGAGATCCGATGCCACCCCGATGCTTCCAAGACGAAGGGTATGAAGTTCGGCAATTACGACAAACTGAATCAACGCGGAGTCATGCCCGCAAATACCTTTATCGAAAACCGTGATATTATCATGGGTAAGGTGATTCCGATCAAAGACAACCGAAACGACCCCACCAAACTCGTGAAATATGAGGACATCAGCCGCGTGTATCACACATCAGAGGAATGTTATGTGGATAAGAGCTATATTGACAGCAACGGTGAAGGATATTGCTTCTGTAAGGTTCGCGTCCGCGCATTTCGCAAACCGGTGATTGGCGACAAGGTGAGCAGTCGTATGGGACAGAAAGGCACGATCGGTAATATTATTCCGGAGCGAGACATGCCATTCACCAAAGACGGGATTCGCCCAGATATCATTATCAATCCACATGCGATTCCATCACGTATGACGATCGGGCAGCTGAAGGAGACCCTTCTCGGTAAAGTTCTCGTGAATTTAGGGTTGTTTGGTGATGGAACATCATTTGGTGAGTATGACATCAAGGATATTAGCAAGGAACTTTTGAAGGTAGGATTCGAAATGAACGGCAACGAGCTTCTTTACAACGGACTTACCGGCGAACAAATTAAATCGGACATCTTCATCGGACCTGTATTTTACCAACGACTGAAACATATGGTGAATGACAAGCAACATAGTCGTTCGATTGGACCGATGGTGAATTTCACGCACCAGCCCGCGGAAGGTCGTAGTCGTGATGGTGGTTTGCGTTTTGGTGAAATGGAGCGTGATGCGATGGTTGGGCATGGTGCTTCGCGATTTACCAAGGGACGTATGTATGACTGTTCTGATAAATACGAGGTTCATGTATGCCGGAAATGCGGGATTATCGCGTCATATAATGATGAGCGTAGTATACACTTTTGTAAAACATGCGACAATCGGTCAGACTTTGCGTTGGTTCAAATACCTTATGCGTGTAAGTTACTGTTTCAGGAGCTGGCGACGATGAATGTGGCGCCGAGGATCATGACGTAATTGTCGCTTCATCGCTCGGCCACTTCTGCTATCTAGTTTAGGATATAATAGTAATAATAGTAATAATAAGTAAATAAACATTTTTTATCTATTCTATTCATATTACCGAATTTGAATACTATGGATTTTTCATCGTCGTCGTCGATCGCTCATGCTCACGCCGCCGCCCCGGCTCTGTCATTTGCCGACGCTCCTCACGCAAAGGTTGCGCCTATCGTAGTCGCTGGTGCCGCTTTTGTAGGAAAAACGATCGCTGGTGGAGTGATCGGCGGTGCCGCATCATGGGGCGTGAATCGCGCCCTTGACAACCGTTTTCCCGCCAAAAAATAACTTCTCAAACAAACCACCTTAGATAGATGAAACAAAGATATATTTTATAATTTTATAACTTATAATATATAATACAATCACATGAATTTTACTTTAGGAGGCAACTTGAAAGGCATTTCCCCCAAACCAGTTTCAAATGGAACGCTCAAAGGAAGTTCTGAATTAGAGACGATGCGTTTTACTCTTCGTAAGGCGTGGAACGGCGCAGCCGCCGGTGAGAAATTGGGTGGTCGTGCTCCTGCCGCGACTCCGTTTCGCGTCGTGAATAATGCCGGCGACTATCTTTCTCGTCAATACTATACTTCTGGTGGTTCGAATCAGGTTACATCCGCGAGGCAAAGTATAACTTCTGGTTGGCGCGGTTTGGCGGGCGGTGTTCATGTTCAGGCCGATGGCACCGGCATCCCTTCCGCCACTTGTAACACAAAATTCGTTTATGACGGTTCGGATTACACCCGTTTTCGCAAGCAGATGGCGATGAACCGCAACTATAACGATGCTGGGTTTGGTGGGGCGAATAACGCCGCACAGTCAGCCATCCGTGCGATCCGCCGTTAATACCGGCACTACGAATACGATTAATACGATTATGATAAGACCGTTGCGTGTGCGTGGTTTTATCATAAATAATAAAATAAATAATATAGCCTTCAGCGGAATTTAGGCGGAACAACATATCCTTGGGCCCTCGCGCGTGAAAGTGCCTCGCGGACATCATTTACATTCGGTGCTTTGAATTGTATATTTTCCGTTTCTTTGACACGCAACGAGCTTTTACCGATGGCCTGAAGTTTAAGGCGTTCCATCCGCGACGACGCATCATGACGATTATAAATCAGTTTTTGTTTTGTGATTTGAGCTGCGTTGGCGGTATCGGTGATCCGCGGGTAGTATGTCCGCATATATGCCGCACGATTGCTAGAGAATGTCGAGTCGTCGGCGGATGGATAAAACTTTTGCGGCATCGCTCCGGTTTGTAACGTGAGGACAGGCAGCATCGCTTTATAAACAAGGCCGAGACGTCGGACATATAATACCATTTTTAGGCCACCACCACTAACAGTAGAAAGAGTTACTCCTTTATTATTAGCAACATTCTGCCATATATTTACATTCGGGTCGGCGTATGTTAAAACAGTCGTTCCATTTATCATAACAGTCCATGTATTGGCTGCGTTCTTGTTATAAATAATCCGAACTGGATACCACGTGTTTTCACCAGTTCCTCTTGGACCGGGTGCGGTGGTGCTTTTTAGAACCGCAGCTCCGCTCGTATTTAATATATACACGCCCTGTCCAGATAATCCGTTATTCGTATAACCATCCCAGAAATTAAAGAAAATTGACAGTGTCATTGTGCTTCCAAAACGGATTTGATAATTGTCACCGCCAACACCTGCGGTTGCCGTCCAATAAATCTCGGTATTGAATTCAAACGAAGTGAGTTCACTGTTGATTAGGAAGTCAGAATATGTAATAGCTCCTGTGCTGCTTGTTTCTCCATTAATAAGTCGAAGTTGGACATTCGGGTCGGTTCCGGTGAATGGAACAGCCGCCGCAGTTCCGCTTTTCGTGACTTTGTTATACCAATTCGACACATTTAGACTTTCAAATGTCTTTTCGATAAGTGACATATGATAATATGAATATTTATGAAAATTTACGATGGATACTATTATTTAATGTATAGATAATAGTCCTAAATGAATGGTTCCGTTCCGTTCCGTTCCGTTCCGTTCCGTTCCGTTCCGTTTCATTTCATTTCATTTCATTTCATTTAGGAATAAGTTTTTTTTATTAAATTATTGTATAACGCAAACTTTTATAAATGTTGAACAAGTATCTTGTTGAATTCATCGGAAGTGTCTTCTTCCTTTATGTCATCATCGCCACCGGCAACGCTATCGCAATCGGTGCTGCGTTGGCCATCGCTATTATGCTTGGTGGTCACATCTCCGGCGGTCACTTCAACTCCGCCGTGACTGTCATGATGGCCGCTGCCGGAAAGATCCCTATGTCCGATGTTGTTCCTTACATCCTTGCCCAGATTGCCGGTGGTCTCGTCGCTCTTGAGCTCCATAAGCGCATCAAGTTTTAAATTCTTGAATGAAAGAAAGTCAAGTGTATAATTCGATAATATAGTAATATGATACAAAATTATATCATATTATATTAGAAGCGTATCCATGTCAAGTATATCTAGCATTACACAGCAATATGCGAAACAGCAACAAATGAAAAAAGCGCAAAAAGGTGGTGCCATGTTTGATTTTTTGAAAGGTGATGATGACTCTAAAAAAGCAGAAGCATCGGCTGAAACTTCTTCAACAGCGGTTCCACAACCTACAGAAGAAAAGGGGGCAATTGATAAACTTAAGGAAACATTAGGAATTGGAACACCGACGACACCGGCGGCTCCTGACACCAAAGACGAAGTACAAAATGAAGGAACCGAAGAGAAACCCGGTTTATTAAGTGGTATATTTGGAACTGGAGAATCAAAAAAAGATGATGAAGGCGAAGACAGAAGCGAAGCAAGCGAAGACGGAAGCGAAGCAAGCGAAGCAAGCGAAGACGGAAGCGAAGCAAGCGAAGCAAGCGAAGCAAGCGAAGACGGAAGTGACGATAACGATGATGATTTTGATATGATATCTCAAAAGATGAATGCCCTTCGTGAAAAATATGAGAAACTAAAATCAGACCATAATGCTATGAAAAATAAAATGGAATCCGAAAAGGCAGAAGAAAAGAAGGCGGATAATCAGAAAGTATCTACATTAATTGCGGCATTTACAGCTTCTCAGGGCGCCTTAACCGCATTTAAAGAAGCTCTGATCGATCATTTGAAAAATAACAACTATCCACTAGATGGACTAGAATTGGATACAAGTTCATTTAATCAAGCTCCTGCTGCTGCTGCTGCTCCTGAAGAAGAGGCACCTTCTGCTGCTCCTGAAGAAGAGGCACCTTCTGCTGCTCCTGAAGAAGAGGCACCTGCTGCTGCTCCTGAAGAAGAGGCACCTTCTGCTGCTCCTGAAGAAGAGGCACCTGCTGCTGCTCCTGAAGAAGAGGCACCTGCTGCTGAAGTTGTTGATAATGAACAACAAAATTCGGAACCTTCAGAAGATGTAAATGAAAATACTGAGACATCTATGTTAGAATCCGGCTCAAAGTCACCGGATAATCAAAATGAAGGAGATCAAACTGTGTCTTCAGCGTTACCTGAAATACCAGTAAATGAAGTTCCTGAAAATAGTGTTGATGATAATACTTCAGCCGCCCCCGTATCCGACTCTACGTCTATTAATGGCGGACGTAGTCATTATGTTCATTCAACGAATAAAAAAGCAACAACACACCGCCATCATAAGCGTCGTAATCGCCATCAAACGTTACGTGGATACAAAAAATAAATTCATGAATACATTATGTATAAAATATCGTATTCATGAATTCTCATTTTCTTCTCTTATACAGCATTCTATAAAATACATACAATAGTATCGCCGTAATTCCATAATAATATATTTGTGACATCGTATCTCCTCGAATCGTTGAAAGGTCTTCATTTTCGAATTCTTCTTCGCTATTACCACCGCCGATACGTTCCATCAAAGAAGATAGTTGATTTGATAGTTTATTATACAATAACGACGAATGATTTTCTTCACTATCGGCGTCGTTGGAACTCGATGTCGAAATCGGTTCTTTATAAAATGAAGATACGTTAGCGTTATGCTGTTCAATTACTTCTCGTGCGTTTATCGAGGTCGACTCCACCGACGCCGCATGTCTCTCAAATGTATCGAATTTCAATTCGGTCATCGGTGATATATTATAACTTAAAGGGCTACGATGGGTTTGATGATATGCGACACCAGAAGATCCGGCTAAATTGCCAATTATGTTAACTCCCGTGTTATATATATCACTCGGTTTTTCTTTTGTTGATGATTCCTGTTTTAATTTATGAAATCCATCGCTTCTAACCTGACACGAGTTCCCTGACGCAGGGTTATAACGACCTGGAAAGCTACATGGATTAAGTTGAGCCATGTCTATCATCGCGATATGGCGTGTTTCACTACTTTTCGCATTATTATTATCCACCGTTTCTAATGTTATCTTGGCACAATCTGGATATGTTCCTGCGGTAAACCCATTAAATAATTGGACTGGATTTAATGCCCCTAGATTTCCGAGCGCACCGGGAATAAGACCTCGAAGCGACTGAAACCCGCGTCCATCGGCTCCGCTTGAAATAAATGGCACCGAACCATCAGGTATATTATTTACATAAATCCATCGTTCGACTTGTTTTTTCGCTTGTCCACGTTCTTCATCGCGCTTTGCCTTTTGTTCGTTGAGTGCGTTTTTCAGTTTTGTAGCCTCATCTTCTGTAATCTCTTTCGCACCTAATTTATTGTCTACTTCTTGATATGCCTTCTCCCATGCGGCGTCTTCGTCTTGCTCTTTCTTCCATTTTTCGACTGTTGTTTCACTACATTTTCCGGTGGTTTTTAGAAAGAATTTATTACCGAGAGGTTTTCCAGTTACACTTGCGTTTCCGGTTCCTGATATAAGCACTTCAACATATGATAAAAGGCCATCTACATTCGTCGCAAGTGCGCCGAGAGAGAATCCGGGCGACATGCCCATTTCATCGGGTTGTTTAATACTTTTCCAATAATCATAGGACGGTCCTAATAATGATGACATACTACTACTACTACTACGTTATCATTAGATTATTATATTTACTTGTCCACCTGGTGAAAGTGATTTATTCAAATCTTCTATTTGTTTTCCTAATTCCTCTATTTTTTTAGACGTTTGTTTAATTTCATCGGTTTGATCTTTCACCGCATTCACATATTTCGAGAGATCGTTTATTTTTCCTTTAAGTTCAACATATTGTGAGCAGTCAGTAGCGCAAGGTGTTTTCTTTTTTTTTTCGGCACTTTCGGTATCAGCACTGATAAATTCGCCTGATTTCGTGGTTGCTTTTCCGTCTTTCGTCGTCGTCGTCATGCCCTCGATTGCTTCTCGAAAAATAGCCGCTTCTGTATTTCGATATTTATAATCATAACCAAAAATAACGTCATCGTCGTAGCGCATGCCTGATAATTTATCTCTTAATTGAGTGACCGGAATAAATAAGTGTCGCCAGAATGAATGGCCTAGCAATTTATCATGATTGAATAACATCAAAATAACAAACCCAGATATAGCAAGTAGAAATGCGATAATAAATCCTTTATATTTCACGATTGGGTGAGTTTCTTTATCATTTATGAATTGTGATACATTTGACCTAAATACTTCGTTTAACATGGTTCCATCATCATCAAGATGAATAAACGATTTATGAATCATAAACTCCTTACTATTTCGTATTATTTTATTACTTTGACTTTTCTATTAATTTTTGGACACTTTTCTGCATATTTTCGATGGTCTTATGTTGTTTCTTGATCGTTTCGTCGTTTTCTTTGATTTGTTTTTGAAGTTTAGCGGCGTTTTCGATTAATCCGGTTAGTTTGGTTCGTAAAGATTCAACTGCTGAACAGTCTTTGGGACAATCTTCGCTGTCTGCGCCACTACCACCATCGTCCTTCGCGTCCTTCGCGTCCTTCGCGTCCTTCGCGTCTTTTTTTTTATCGCCTTTGTTTTCCATGCCTTCACGTTCACGGTTCTTCCCGCGCATATTCTCTCGAACATTTAGATATACATCTCGGACAACGTTACGAAGTGTAATATCTAATATTGCGATGACGACGCCAATCAAGAGTAAGATCGTAAAGTTCGAGAGATTTTTGGTATAGAATTGAATATATTCGAACATTAATTATATTATATTATAATAACTAAATTATACTATCTACTTGATATATACGAATACATAAAATGAGCAAGAATTTTGTTTCATGGCCGCTTAATTTTAGAACGATGAAGGTGGCGATCCGTTCGACGAAGCAATCGACGACTCGAAGTGTGTATCCAGGTTTTACTCGACCTGCCGAGAACGGCCCCTCTACTGAAGGCAACCCCCTGAATGATTTTGGTCGTGATACCAAATGCTGTGAGTTCCCTCAGACCAAGAATGTCATCAAGCGTTCCGTTTTTCGCCCGCGACCAATTAAGCACTGGCGTAAAAGTCTGATGCCGTCTTCGACAAATAAATCTCGCCCCACAATCGGCTTCATCGACCGTCCTGGCGGTATTGTATTCCGTGGAACAGCATGTGGTTGTGACACCCGTGTCGCCTCCAAACAAAACTATGTCACCGAAGATATTCCGCGCCCATTCTTGCGCGAGTGTATGCCTGATGAACTTATACAGAATCCCGGTTATAAACAAGTGGGTGTTCCAGGTCAGCCCGGTTCGTATCAAATCAATACCGGTATTTATGAAACCAAGAATCTCTCGTTCAACCCGAAAAAACGTATCATTCGCAGCGGAAATACAAATGTGAGCCGCGCGTATCATACCAGCACAGCTTCCTACCTTCAAGCACGATGCCGCACCTATCAACAACAACAGACATTTTCGAAGATGTCGGGCACACCGAATCAGTATGTTCTTCCTGATGGAACCCCCGCCAACCCCAGCGATTCGAATACTGGTTCACAGGTTTATTATTCAACGAATTGCGGGAATGCGGAGAGAATTTATCCCGATGCGGCCGACCGTGCCAAATGCCGCACAACTGTTATTCATAAGCCGAATAATGCGAAATATGGGGTTCAAGGTGCGGTAAGTGCCGGCACGCGTCTCGAGAGATTGAAATTGGAGACGATCACGAAGAATGGTGCGTCGTTCAAGACCGCGTATGGTGTTGCGGCTGGAAATGCCGGCCAGTATCATGGCGACTCGATGGGCGCGCCTTACTTCATCAAGAGCAAGATATTCAAACCCGACTGTAATTTATATAACCGGGCTGTTAAGAGGCCTCACTTGAAGTGCTAATATATTCTCACCAATATATAACCGGAGTATAACTATAGTAGTATATAACAGTAATATATTGGTGTAATGACACATACAAAAAAATACAGGCATACTCAACATCCCCGTCATCCCATAACCCAACGCAAACGAGAAAGAGCACTCCGTGCCGACAACTTTTATTTATGGGCGAATCAGAAGTGGTTGAGAGAAGTCCCGAAGACCTTGCCGAGAGAATTGAAATACATCCGCCCTTTAGACAATTTTAAATTAATTCAGGATGAGATGTTCAAAAATACGATCGCGATGATACGTGACTACACCCGCTCGAACTCGAATACCGCGGTTGCGCGGCAAATGAAAAACGTATACGCGTCATTTCGCGATCTACATCCTGAACCCATCCTCGCACATATCGCAGATTTTTGTAAATTATACAAGGACCTCGTATGCGAAAACAACTTGTATAAATTTCTGGGTGTAATGAACCAGAATGAAATGGTGAAATGGGCACTTCCGATTGTTTGGAACGTATATCCTGACGAATACACTCCGGGTAAATTATCGGCACATGTTGGGACACCGTCGCTTTCATTATATGATTATCGGTTTTATCTCGCGGATAGCATCATCGAAAAACAGATGCGTGGGGTTCGTTTGAATGTTAGCACGACTAGGGTGATACGTCAAAACCAAGAAGGTGGTGCCATAAGTGCCGCCAGTAGCGACGACACTGACGCTAGCCCCGAAATGAAAACCGTGGAATATTTAAAATACAAAAAACGAATAACGAATGCGTTTCTACGTTTTATCGATGATGTTTTCACAAAATGCTTGGGGCGAGATTATGAAACCACCCACAATATTAAGGTAAGTGATGTCTATGACATCGAGTGTAAAATACTCACATGTATGAATAACTTAGACTGTCGTTTCGATGAAAGTTACGCGAATATCTATGATTCAAAGAAACAATCGGATAAACCACCACATCTCTCGTATCCCCACGCGAAAATCACGAGACACCGTAATTGTGAATGCGAAAGCGAGAGTGGAAGTGGATGCGGCGGTGATGCCGACGTGAAAGAACGTCTGAAACTTCCTCATTACAAACATAATATACGCGGTGCTACACGAATTCTCTCGCAAGATGCGATGTCTCTCGTCGGTCTCGATTGGCCAGAGATGGCGAAATGGATCGGGTATGGTGAACGGTCGTCGTCGTCGTCATCGAGCATTCCGCCCTATTTCATCGCAAATCAAGTCGGCTATCTCTCGTCCGTCATGGATCTCCTCAAAAAAGAATGGGCATCCGACGCATGGAAGAGTTACTGGTATTTCATGTATTTACGCCAACTCATATGTTTCCACGACAAATGGCGAGAGATTTACCTCGATTTCAACGATACCCTCATTCGCGGCAAAGATACGCACTTTCCGAGAGAATATTTCCCGATTATTGGAATGGCATACACTTTCCCGAAGACGATGACCGAAGAATTCTCTCGGCGATATAAAAACGAAGAAATGATTTCGAAGGTTCGAGAGATTGGAAACACAATCCTGGATTGTTATAAGGCGCGTATCATGCGGAATACATGGATGTCGGCAACTACGAAGAAAGGTGCGATGAAAAAACTCAACACGATAAAACTTCGTATTGGTGAGGCAAATCTCTCGGCACCTGATCCTACAAACCTGGATTATGATCCGAAAGACGCCTGGGGTAATCTACTCAAACGAAGCATCCAGCGAACGAAGTATATCGCGAAGCATCACCATATTTCATCCGGTGATTCAAAATTATCATCAGAAGACCTCGATATCATGAACTGGGGCACGATGAAATTCGTCGGTTTTCAATCATTCGTCGTGAACGCGTATTACACACCGAACTCGAACAGTATTTATATCCCGACTGCGTATATGCATAGTATGAATGTTCAGTTTGGACGCGGTTATGAATACGACCTCGCGTCGGTCGGTTTTACATTCGGGCATGAAATCTCTCATGCTCTTCATGTGAATTCGCGCATCTACAATCATAAAGGCATCATTAAAAACTGGTGGTCCAAGGATGACACCGCGACATACGAACGTAAAATCGCCGCAATCCGCCGTCAGTATGAAGAAATCTCTCGGAAAGATGGATTCGTAATCGACGGAAATCTCTCGTTATCCGAAAATTTAGCGGATGTAACAGGTATCGCTGTATGCGAAGATGCGCTTAATAAATATCATCGGCATTTATACGACGATGTGAATGACATTACGAGAGATGAACATGTGCGCGAGAGCTCGTTTCTGAATTTTTATACATATTACGCGATCCAAAATCGTCAATATGCGAATTTCCGAGAGATTCTTGTCCAAGTCCTGACAAATCCACATTTGAACCTGAAGATACGAACGAATGTTCCGCTTATGCGGAGTAAGACCTTTCATGATGTCATTGGAATTAAGAAAAGCGATAAGATGTATAATGACGATTTTGACGTGGTATTTTAGGCGGGCACCAACGGCAATAAAATAGGTATAAAAAATCTAGTTTATTGTATCTTATTGTAATAAATGGGCGCAAATATATCGATGGATACAAGAGCAACGATTGTCGAAGACGCGAGTTTGTCGCCTTTGTTACTACCGATGCTCACACCACCGCCAACGATTCATGCGCCAAAGTCATTTGAAGATAACTGGCGCACAGAATCCGTTCTTATACCAGAAGACATGACAGATATTCATATAGAGGCTAATGCACTCGCAGGAGATAAAGAAATACAGAGCACAGAACCATCCGCGGAGAATACATCTTCTTATGGAAAAGGCAAGCACTGGAAGCGAAACATGAAAAAAAAGCAAAACATACAAGAAGCCAGCGGAGGCGCAGGCGCAGGCACGATCCCGATTCAAACCGAGCGCACCGTCGAACAACGCCGCGAACAGGTGCGACCCATCATCGATAAACTCACCGAACTACAGATGAATATTTCTTATCCAGCGATTCGTGAGTTATACAAACAGTTAAATCAATTCGTGAAAACGGGCGAGGATGCGAAAATCAAGATCGCGTTTCCGGAATTCTCTCGTAAAATCAAGGGCGAATTAACCAACGCAACACATAAACAGTGTTGGGTGAAGCTGGAGATGGAGTGATTGTTCATGTAAAAATTTACAATATAATAATCAATATGTTTTTTATTCAGTATTATATATACGAATGCCAATGAAAGGTTATTGTAACCGCCAAAATGGTGGGACAAAAATTAGCAAACGAATTTTTGCCTTTACGAGTAAATCTACGGATTGGAAACCAATTACTGATTATAAAACAATTTCATTGTCATTTCTAAATAACTTTGTATCAATAAAAAAAGTGTCTTCTGAATCGCTGTGTTCTATGATATTGGTAGGCAGATTAAACCCTGACGGTGATGTTAAAATAAGAAGTCAAATATATAGTGCTGATGGAACACAATTTTCTTCAGAACGTAGGGCTGATAGACCACGTTTTGTAAATGATGGTCTAGAACAACAACATGTTTGTATGAAAATTTCACTTGTTAAAACCAAACAATCTACAGTTGAACGTGTGGAATGGAATGAATCATCAACAAAAAAAATAAGAAAGGTAGTTACTACTGTAGACGAAGCAGATAAAGAACTAGAACGACAAAAAGAGATGTATTCAGACCTATTATGTGGGAGAGATGCGTTCGATGTCATTCCAGATGGAATTTCATCATATGTTATTACACCAAAAATGTTTAATGGATACGTAGCTAGAATTAAAATCGCTTCACAAACATTTGATGATGAAACAAAAAAAGTTCTTGATTGGATTATAAATAGCGCCCAAACTTATAACTTAGACATTCATATCGCATTTATGGATTATCTTGAAGGATTTACTACACTATCAAAATTTTTTAAAGACAATACAGACCCAGGTGTACAAGAGACAATTTCATACAAAGCAGCTGCTGTTGTATTGCAGTTATTATTAAAAAGTATAACAGCATCGTGGGACATGCATTCTGGTAATATACTGACCGATGGAACTGATGTAAAACTTATTGATTTTGGACGAACATATCATTTTATTAATAGGGACGATAAAAACGAGATAGAAGAATGTCTTAATGATTTATTTCAGCAAAGAGGTCATGATGATGGACTTTTACATTTTTTTAATATAGCCGATCTTACAATAGATTTAGAAGATCAATTTGATAGTAATTATGAGCGGTTATTGAAAGACTTCCCGTATAACAAATACATTTTTTCATCATTTTCGCAAAATGATAAACGTAAACAAATATATGAAACACTTATATTTCTTGCGTTTATTGATGGTATGACAAAAAAAATCATTTATGATTCAGATGGGTTTCAGTCTTCATCAATTATGACACGCGTTTTTCATAATGAAACTGCTTTTCAAACCCTAGACCAATTCTTGAAATATTTTACTTTAGATTACGACGTGTTTGTAGCTAAATACTCAGGCGTCGTCGTCGATAAGTTAAATAATTCATTAGACCGAATATGTGAATTTCTAGAACCTACTCTATTTGAATGCCCGTTATATAAACGATCAGTAGGTGATGCGTTTAGATACTATTCTGATTCAGAATCAGAATCAGAATCAGAATCAGATAAAAAACGGTCAAAATTGGGTGTTGGAGGAAAGAAGCGCAAATATACAGAAAAAAAATCGCAAATACGAAAATATTCTGTTCGAAACTACAATCGAAATAAATTCAGACGCACATCATATCGCATACGTAAAACAGAAAGAAAATCAAGTATTTCACGCCGCAAGCATTAAAACACAATATTGTCATCAATCCATTTTTTGATGCGAATATTCACTGGTTCCAGAATTTTATTCAACCCTTCCACGTAATTCAAGTAATACTGTGGGTCATTCTGGATTTTAATGAGTGTATGGTAAATAATCGTATAATCCTCTTGCGAATACAAGTCCGTTATTTTCACGAATATCAGGTCGATATTTGTATCAGCTAAACTATCAATCGGGACAGTTGAAGCGCTTGCGCCGAGTGCGGTCATCGGGGTCATCGGGCGCAAAGGAGGCGATGACGACGGGCTCTTTATTCTTGAAGGCAATTGACACTCGGCGGCGGTGGCGGTGGCGGCAGCGGTGGCGGTCTCAGCGTCGTCATCGTCATGGCGATTCGCGATACGCCGCACCAATTCCGGATTATCCAACATCCCTTTATACATTTGAAGTGTATGTAGAATATGGATTTTATCCGTCTGATTATATGTCCGCGTTAAATTATTGATTCCAGTTTTTGCGAGTTCATTCAGTAGCGAGAATAATGCCGCGTTTTCACCCGCCCCCGCACCGCCACCGCTAGAAAGCACCGCCTTATAGAATTTGTTGAACCGCGAGAATACATTATACAAGTAAAAGACGTCTTCTTTCTTGTCATTATTATACCATCGTCGAACATGCTGTGTATAACCCGGCGCCTGAACCGTAAGTATATTATTGTGTATCGCCAATTTACTTCCAATCGGATAAAATGCGAGAAACCCTATTTGAAGAAGTGCTTGGAGTGGCTCTAATATCGTCTCGAAACGTTCGCGCGGCTTCTTCAATTGACCAGCGATGAATTGTAATGTACTCTGCATTCTTACTATATTACTACCATACATTTGGATATATATTTAGACTGTTTTTTAGCTCTACGCTGTTCCTATACCTACACTCAACGGCGTATGTGGTCGCGGATGTATGCCGCTCGATTGTGGTATCGATTTATGAAGGAAAATATTTGTAGATTGGAAACAGGCATGATGCGCGTTGTAAGGTATATCGTATTTTTCACACCAAGCGATACACTTGTTTACATTCGTCCGTTTGTATTGTTCCAACTTTTCCGCGTTCCTATGATTTGTTATGATAGAAAGGGTAGATGTAATATTCTCGATTTGCTGAAAACTCACAATTGCGTTCATCTCTTCAATACGATTCAGAAAATAAAGATCGTGATCGAATGGAAGAAAAGACGCCGCGATTCTATCATTTACTAACGACGGAAATATCATAGCAAATTGTTCAATAATCGCGCTAGAATCCGCGACCTTGAAATCCTGACAAATAACATATTTTTCAGAATTTGCCACACGACTCGTATATGGTTTCATAATCGACACGTTTTTATAATAATAACCTAGTAAGTATAAAATATCTACGGTTGATTTATGAAATACGTCGAATATCTTCAATATAAACGAACCCCCTTGTTTTTGAATCGCAAGTGCGTAAAATACCTCACATAATATTAGCTGTGTTGCCATATTTTCTTGCTGATTAAAATCCACCGAAAAATCGAAGCCTCCGTCCGCGGTTACAATATCTATCATGTTTTTATATTTTTCAGCACAATAAAGAAAATTATCTAACGATATTAAGTTTCCGGTTTTATCTGCGCCATTTTCAATAATCACATTTGGATGTCCTTCAAGAAATGAGCGTGTTTTTTTCCATCCGGGACAAATCGGGTCCTCATTCACTAATGTCATACCATAATAACGGTCGTTACCGTATGTCGTTGATCCACCACCTCCTGCTGCTGCTGCTGCTCTTGCTGCTCCATGCCCAAGTTCCACTGCCGTTCCGTTTGTTTCATTCTGAATGTCAAATATACGACGTGATACTTTCAAGTATTCTTGTTCTTTCATGTATTCATCATGAAAATCTGTATTACGTTTAAGAATATGTATAGGCGGCGACGTATTTGTTTCGTGTAATGTATTCACTATTCCGCCATCTAGGTGCGTTTTCATATTCTTTTCATCGTGTATATGATGTTGATATTCAAGACCACGTAAATATGCGATTGCCTCGATAAACCCACCAGGCCCTTCTGCCAAATGAAACGTTTTAATTCCCATTTTTGAATCAGGCCTTGTAGTATATGTATTTTTGTATTGCGATAACATGTGATTATTTTTCATAATTTCAATCATTTTATAGAACGACCGTGATAATGGACGCAATTTACTAATATTTGTTTTATTACCAGATACGTTTGAATGTATATATTCATATGGATTCGTAAACTTTTTTATGTTATCCCACGTGTCTTGATATTGTTCGATCTGATGTTTGATATCACATAAATGTGCGTATATCGAGGATGATATATAAACATTATGTTCACTACTATATCTAATTTGTATTTCGAGTGGTTTATATTGCCCATTTTCACAATTATCTAGATCAACTTGTGGTAATAAAAAATAGTTGAAATAACTCATGACCGGTCCTCCATTTGCAACAACGATATTCGACGATTTGCCTGATTCTGTGGTTGTTGAAGAGTGTGTCTTGTCCTGCGAAGTTATATCGTTTGTTTGTCCGGAACATGGTAATAACGGTTTGAAACAATTTTTTGGAGTTCTTTTAAACATTTTGATCGATTATATTTATACGTAAAATGTTTATAAGTCGGTTTTCTTCTTGGTTTGACGTTTGGGTTTCGGCGCTGCGGTTGCTCCAGTCGTCGTCGTCGTATCCGCTTCTGCCGCCGCTCCCGATGCTGCCGCCGCCTTTGCCTTTTTGGTGGTGGTGCGTTTCTGTATTTTTTTCTCCAATTGTTCAATTGGTGCTGATGATGCCGCTACTGCCGCTGCTTTTGCTTCTTCTGTTGCCGCCGCCGCCGCTTCCGTTGATCCTTTTAGTGTCGTAACCTTTTTCATTCTGGGTTTCGCTTTTAATGTCGCCGCCGCTACCGCCTTTGATGTAGAAGAAGAGTCACCGTTGACAACTGCGGATACGGCCGCTGCGTCCTTACGTTCTTCAAGAATGTGCGCAGCAATTGCTGGTTTAGAAGCAATATCTATCGGGCGCGACGCTTTCGCGATCTTTTCGAGTGCGATCGATTCGTCGGTTAGATCCTGTTCTGAAGAAGAAGAAGCTCGCTGTTGTTCCTCTTGTAAACCAGCATGACTTAAGAAGCTATTCTTTAAGTGCTTTACGTTAACATTTCGGTTCTTTCGGAATATGAAATATCGATTATAGAATGAGATTTGCTTCTCTTCTGCGGACATATACAAAGCGGAACCGTATTCATGGTGACAGTGACGTTCCCAATCACGCGCACCACCCGCACCCGCACCCGCACCTTCGGTATCGCGCCCTTTCTTACACTCAAGTTCCATTTCATGATACATCGTTTCAAATGTTGCTGATCCATCAGGCATACGAAACATCAACGTGGTTTCGGCTTCCTCAGGCGTCACGAGGTCAAACCCATAATTTTCAAGAAGCTGTGTCAAATAATCAAAATTCACAAGATATTCACGTGTCAACTTATTGATTGAATCCTGATACACTTCTATTTCGTATCCAATACTACTACTATCCGGTTCAAATTCGGTTTGATGATACTTCTTACGGACAGACCACATTTTTTGAGGATCCGCAGACGACGACGACGACGATCCCTCTGATGATAGAATGCTCAACTCCGAACCACTCTCAAGACGTGATAACGCATGAAAGATACGCGCCCCGTCAAAACACGTCCCGATGAAATATCCGCCCAGTTTCGTGCATTCGGATACATTTTGAAGAAAGGTATGGACTTTCATAATATTTTCAAAGAAGTAGTGGATCGCAAACTGAACCGAACAAATATCGAACCCATCGGCCGCGCGACCATAATGCGGATAAACACCTCGACCTAATATACTCGCGTCTTTCGCGCCTTCGCCGAAAATAGCGCGTGATATTAACCGATAACGTTCGCTAATTGCGGCCTGACCGCTTCGTAGCTCTTTACTGCTATCTCCATGAATGAATATCGCGTCTGGAATATTGTGTTTTCGCTTCTTGATATCGAGATAACGCGCACACACACCGTCGAATTTGTGTTCCAGATTGTCTTTCGAATAATCGATCCCAAAAACAAAGCCTAGTTTTGCGGCAACCCATTTCGGTAAATCACCGCCTTTTCCAACAGCAAGGTCGATAAGCGTTTGTCCAGGTCGAGCGACACTCATGATTAGCTTGCGTTTTACGAACAAGTTATGGAAATCGCGCATTCCTTTTGTGAGTGTTCGAATTTTCGTGCCCCGTCCAATATCGATACCTCGTCCACCGTTAGAAGTTTCGGCATTATTGTAATAAATATCATCGTTCGTGAGATCATCCGGAATTCCTTCACCGGTCATTATCATCTCCGGAGTAATCGCGTTATGGATCGAGTGCCAGTTGTTATTTGCGACGTGATACGCGTTGCCGTAATTCTTTCCTCCTGCGCGATATTCTGCCGTTTTATCATGTCGAACCCTGAGGGCACACCACCGCCAATTTACCGGTTGTGATGGGTCATAACTAAATTCGACGATCGTCTCATCTTGGATAATATCGTTTTCAAGTGTCATCATTTGATTTACTCCGGCTTCATCTGGACGTAGCATGATATGGCAAACATGTGCGTCATTATCATAAGGATATGTCGGGTAAAATGGCGCCGGTTTATAATTATCGGTAGATTCGCCGCTGCTGGGTCCACGACCTGATGCGGTAGCCGCAGCCGCCGCACCTTCAATCATCGTAATGCATGGATTCAGGTGTCCATGTTTTCGTTCATCATATCCGACACGTAATACCAACGTTTTGTATTGTTGAACCTGTATACAACGCGACATATCAACTCCACTTTTGAATATATTGCTTACAAGATCCTCATTATCTTCGCCTTTTTTTGTTGTCACTAGAAAGTCGATTGTATTCATGTGTGCCGGTTTCCATTTGAATGAATACTCCCATGTAGCCTTGTATAAAGGTCCGGCTGATGTTGGATCATTTCTCTCGACGCTTCCCACACCGAAATCAATCGGTGTAAAGATAAGGCCGTCAGTATGATATTCAAATTGATGTTCGGCTGCTTTGCGTAATATCAAGGCACAACAATCGAAAATGGATTTTGACGACGATGCGATTTCAAACTTCTTCGTTTCGATGCGGATCGGTGGTAATGAATCCGCGCCACCCGACACGCATTTCAACTGAAGATTTTTTACAACACTTTCCATTAATGGAAGTCGAAAATTTGTGAGAACTTCGTCTTCGTTGATCGGAAAGAATAGTCTAGAACGAATATCTGCCTTGTGAACGAAATATATATCAAATACAAGGAATAAGTTGATGAAATCTCCGTTTTTGTTATGAAGGATATGCTCGCCATCTAATAGCGTATTATGTAGTTTTGTATTCAGCGAAACAGCGCCTGTAAATTGGAAGTTCATGTTTGTATCGATGAGATAAATATGTCCGGTTCTTGGTGCGACAAATAGAAGTTTTCGATGTCCATCTGCCTTTTCTGTTACGGAATAATTCAATCGAATATTTGGGACCTTCGAGTCGGGATCAAACGGTTGAATGTTTTGGATTTGAAGTGTATAAGAACATGGACCAATAAAATGCTTTGGGCGAAGTTGTATTCCGTTTCTTCCGCTGGCGGTGTCGCGTTCTCGTTCCTGCTCTCGCAGTCGTTTGTCGCGTTCGCGTTCGCGTTCACGTTCGTGTTCGTCGTCTTTACCAGCACCGCCTTTACGGTCACGGTCGCTGTCGCGGTCGCTGTCGCTGTCGCTGTCACGTCCTTCTTTTTCATCCGGATACAATAACTCATAATACCGACGCTGGACACCACGCATATCGGATAATGAAACCGGGTAATTCGTGGATTGTAAACCTGACATCACAATTTTTACCATCTTACGCAAATTATCCAACAGATGTTTCGGATGGTTAAACGCGGTTCCTGGACCAACTAACTCGTTGATAACCTCTATTTCGATTTCATACCGAATAGGACTTTCAAGAACTTTTGCGGCATCAAACGTCGAAGCTGAAATATATCCGGTTTGGTCTTTATGCGACTCCTTGACAACACTCATATCGATTTGAAACGGGAAATCCGGATGTTTTAATGTGCTACGATTGATATAACGAAAAGTCTTCTTGTTGTCATTCCATGTTTTCATAATAGACCGTGCGAGCGTCGATGTATTTGCGATACGTTTTTCGCGTTGATAACTTACTTTGAAATTAAAGTCGTCAAATATAACTGGATGGATAGTCGCACCGCTGCCGACGCGTTCGTCTTCAGCACTGACACCGTCACCACCACTTTTTCCTGTCTTCGCATACATTTTCTGCGTAAATAGCACATATTTTTCATCTGGAATATTCGTCTTACAATAATTCTGTATTTCATTTATACCGTGTATTTCGGCGCGAATAAGAGAAAGTTTGGTTTGTCCAGTTTTCTGATCGACGAATTCATTCTGAATTTTCAAAGCATACGCATTTTTTTTCATGAACGAAAATCCGCCCGATAGTAATTTTTGAAGAACACCGTCGAAGTTTTCCCGAGTTGTTGCGTTATTTCCACGTGTCCCGAAACGAATTTCTAATTCTGGGACACCATCAGTCGTATCTGTGATACCTTCTAAATAATGTTTTACAATATGTAAGAATGCTGATTGTTTCGCCGACGCAGTTTCCGATGCTGACACCGCCGCCATCGACGACAGACCTTCTCTTTCGCGATTTCTCGGCATTATATATATGAATAGGATATATTATTTATATATATATACTTCAATTTTATAGACATTGACAAATCGATTCATATAGTTCTGATTTCGTTTTACGTTTTTCTATTCCCACCGATCCGAATTTACCTGGAAATACATTCACGGTAGGCAAGTTCAGTTTTACAGAAATATCGATTAAGTCTTGTAATTTGTATGCTGAAATAGGGCGAATCGGGGCAGAAATACTTTCCATTCGCCAGTAATTCTCACGCACATACGCGATATATTCGACAATCACAGGTGTGGGTGCGATATATAAAACATATCTCCCCTTCACCTTTTCAATCACGAAGACGCTACCGCTACCGCTACCGCTATCGTAATACTTACGATTTTGAATAATACACAAGGAGAACAATTTACATAATACAACGGCATGAATTGTTTCTAATGTAATGAATGGTTTATGAACCAACGTATCCTCTACCGAATTCAGTTTCAGCTTATTGGCTTTTAGAATGGTCTTATTCTCTCGTAATATTTCGATAAGCTCAAATTTAAAACGATTTGACTCAGTATAATGGTTCTCAATCATTTCATATTTTTCAACACCATACATCATAATATACAAACACCATAATAATGAATCTATATTCGATGATCCCCCTATGCGTATATTATTATAAGCGTATTGACTTATCTCATCCGGATGAAATTTCGTGACTTTATTCTGAAGTGTCGACGACGCTGACGACGAAAACGACTCTGAATCTGAATCTGAATCCGACGACGACACCGACGATGACGCTGACGATGACGATGACGCTGGAATGTCGTCCATCTTTTTTATAAACATCGGTTTCGGTAATAACGGTAAAGAAGAAGACGGAGTATTACGGTCGATCGTCGAATAACATAAAATAGATTCGTTGTCAAAATTTTCTTGTGTAAATGAGTAAGCATTATAAAGACAAGGAACCATACATGTCATCCTATGCGGCTATATCAATTATCGTATTATCTTTATGCGTTTTATTTATCAAAAAACTCCTTCGTGAGTGTTTGCTTCTGTTGTTCAATTTCATTAAGATGATTTTCTTGATTGATGACATATTTCATATAATCGTATAATTCCTGTAATAAGTCATTATTCAATCTAGAAATATTGACAAATACGCCATTTTTATTTTCATTAATTTGCGTGTTTTTGGAATATAGAATCCGTAACACCTCAATTTGATGGACAATCGGCATATTTTCAATACCTTCTTTTAACGACATCAAATAATTCGTTTTTGACTCGACATGTTGAGCTATCGTTTGTATCTCGTCCATCGCTGTAAGACTAGCAATTGCGGTCGCGGTCGCTATATTGTTTGATGAATAAAAAGATCCAGCACTATTCGTTCCAGATGACATCGACGATCACGTATACAATACAATACAATACGATGTAAACTTTATACTCTTTCATAATGTATTCTCTAACATCGCAATAATTGTCACATGTGTATCATGAAGCACAAACCTACGCCCAATAATTTTCACCGTAAGAATGTCGTTTTCTTCAATTCGCGAGAACAAATCACGCGAAGACGCATGCATATCCCGTGAGAGAAATACTTCAATTGGAGATACATTACCTTTTTGTAAAAATCTAGCACCAGCACGAATTCCGGCTTGTGTTATCGTTTTCGCAACACACTTTATCACGGTATTTTCATCTGGATGACAAATGAGGCAATCCGCTATAATGTCGAAATGTATATTTGACCCGGCGAGTGTTCCACACGAATAAGACGAAATTGTGATCGAGTCCGGACAAATATAGCCTTCAACTGAGCACCGTCCTTCTACTAACTTCGCAAGTTCAGTTTTCAATAATTGCGCGATAATGACATCTTTTGTTATTTTATAAAATGGCAGCGACAATTTTCGTCGTATTTGACATTTCACAAACAATTCCGGATCGCAGTAGGCATCCGGTGTTTCTTCTACCACCATCGTATTATCTTCAACCACGGTTTTTTTAGGTTTTGGACGTATTAATTTTGTTGTAGGTCGTTTTGTATTTTCCGCATTCACCACACTTTGAGACGCCATTATACTATGAATGACGATGACTATATGAATTCTAAAATTATGTTTATATTTGTATCAAGGTTATATTTGTATCAATTTTATTTCATTCTGTTTTCGATAGAAATCATATGTAGTTACATATCACGAGGTCATACGTGTTCGCATTCGCACTCGAATCAACTATCAGTAATGGTTTGCCACATCCATAAATCAATCCATCATTCACGAGTTTATCACATACTTCTTTACTCGCATGAGGATCCATCGGTTGTAGTGTATTTTTATATACACCATGGCGCAATATTCGACAATTGAAGTCGTTATGTGCGATGACAAATGGCTCTTGACAGTGAAGGCATGTAAATATGTGGTCCATGTGCGTATCTGTGTGTCTGTGTGTATGTGTGTGTCTGTGTGTATGTGTGTGTCTGTGTGTCTGTGTGTGTGTGATATATATGACCTCGCGCGTTTTATATAACCATTTACAATAAAGTAAGTGGATATACGAATGTAGTTACACCAACTCCGCAATCACTGAAATCGCGTCGTCGCCAATCTCAAATCGTTGACCGATGACTCTCACGCGTATCTCTTCTTCCTCCTGAAGACGCGTAAAATCGACGCGGTCATAATGATGGTCACGCGCGACAAAGACGACTACCGGACTCTTGGGCTCGTTGAGTGTCGCACGAATACCCGCCAAGCTAATATTTTTAATCACGCATGAAAACACGACTCCTTCAACAAGCGAACACGCTTCGCATTCATATACCACTTCAAATATCGCGTTCTTTCCATGAAGATATCCGTTGGAATATGTAAGGATCTTCACGCTTCCAGGGCGAATAAATCCTTCGGCCATACACTTTCCTTCTACGATTTTCGAGAGAATATGTTCGAGTGTATCTTTTATGTTACGCCCAATAATACGAAACGGTATTTCCAATTTACGTGTCAGTAATATCGTCGTATAAATTCCTAATTTGGGCGATGCTGTAATCGGTGCTTGACTTATATTACCATATCTTGAAACACTAACTTTTGCTGCCTTTTGTTCCATATCACCTAATATATATCTATACTTTATTTCTCTATATGAAAACCTTCAATATCGCACAATAAAGCCTCGCACGGTGTAAAAAACCATTTGTTTCCATTGACCGCCTTCCGATCAAATGTCCTCAATAAAAACTCCTGAAATACGCATAATTCCTTTTGAGTTCTAGGTTTTGTGTTTTCGGCGGTAAGTTTGTATTCGTCGCCTTGTGTTGCAGGATTCAACGACAACACCGTATTGATAATTGATATTGCGTCGGTTTTACCTGATTGATCACACCTAGCACCTTTATCGCGTTTTTTTGACATCACTTTCACTTTGAATACCATGTATGACATTTTGAATAATGAAATAAATCCAATTACCATATTCATTTTTTGAATTTGTTCCGTTTTGACTTTTACTAAAAGTAGATAGAAATCTTCTTCATCTTCAGGTTCGGCAGTCACCCATTCGTGTGTTTCATAACGTAATACAACGAGTTGAAATAATTTTTTGTTATTCTTATTGAATAATAGCATTCCTTTATCTTCTGGCACAGCAGCGGCGGAAGCGGCGGAAGCGGCGGCTCTTCTTCCTACTAATGGTCGATGTATCACCTGTCGAGAATAATATTGTAGTATCATGCGTTCAAACGGTGTAAGGATATGTATTCCTCCACCTCCCGCGGCGCCGCTAGATCTAATCTCCATTGAGTCATTATTCTTTCGAAATAGATAATTCAGTAATGTCTTTGATTCTTCGAATGATAGATGCTCCACTAGATTTGCGACGACAAGCTCCTGAAGCTCTTCTTTCGAAATTTGGAATTCTTCTGTTTGAGAGATTTGACGAATTACTTTTCCACAATAATAATACCACTCATCCTGTTCTTTCGTCGGTTTTTCAAAAACAGTATTACATGTATCGAAAGTATTTGACAGCATCGTAATGATTTCTTCTTCTTTTGTTAACGGCGCTTCTGCTTCTGCTTCTGATTCCGCTTCCGCTTCCATTTGTTCTGATACAATCTCTCCATCTGCCGCCGCAGACGCCGCACGTGGGTTTAGTTTATCGTTCACTACTTCGGCGACTTTCTTATTTGGAACTGACACAGATAAGGGTTTCTCAAGAATACCCAAATAATCTTCTGTTATATTTTCTGGAAGAGGATATTCTATCGCACTATGCTTATATGGAACGGGTGTGCTTCGCTCTTGAATACTAATGCGTTTATCTGTTAGTTCAATCGGCTGAAATAGATAGTAATCACCTACATTTATGATACGCCCAAGACGCCCGTATCGATCATTTACATATTCGTTGGGGTCAGTCACCATTTGTGTAAGAGCTAGATTGATTTGTGCGATGGGATATTGGCGAATCTTGTTTACATGTGCGATAATTCCCTCTTTACCTGTTTTCTTATAGAAAAAAGATTCTTTGTATAATTCGCGAATTTTATGAATAATTTTATCGAGGTTCATCGACATGAATTTCTCGTTAAATGTGTCGATTCGAACATCGCTTTCTCCGCTTCTGTGCTCACCCTCGTCGTCGCTGTCACCGTCGCTATCGATTCCATATAAATCGCGCTGTTCTTGGATCGGTCGTCCATTCGAAAATGTCGGACGACAAACATATTCACATCGTTCCATATAATCGCATAATGCTGAATAAGGTCGTGCGCCAACTTGATAGTTTATTTTTTTGCGTGATGAGAGATTTAGTTGAACGACCTGATTGAGATGTGCGGCAGTTTGTGTATTATGTTGAACATTCAATAGACAATCTACCGCTGATGTTCTAAGAACGCGAGAAACAACTCCGATCTTTACTGCTTTGAATTCTGATAGACGATACAAATAAAGATCGATTGCTTCGATTTCTGGATTTGATAGGGTGGTCCCATATAAATACAATTCAACGTTTCGCTGTGAAAAAGGGAGACGTTTATGACTACAGTTACGGATAGCACGACCTATAATTTGTTCGAGCAAGTTCATATTATACCACGGTTCCAAAATATGGACTTGGCGAATATTTTTAAAATCGAGGCCTTCACTTCCTGCGACAGATATAATGACGACTTTCACATTTTCGCCGTATGTATTATTTTCGCTCGTCAACGCTTTTAGTTCATGTAGATTGTCCGGCGAAATCGTAGGATCACCAGTGATAACGGAATAACGCGCAGGACGAAATGGTCGGTCAGGATATTGCGCCTGATGTTGACGTTGTGGAAGCATCGTAATCGAATCAATATTCTGTGTAGGTTTGCTTCGAAAAAGCGACGAATTTCCTCCGGCAATACTGTAACGCGAAAATCCGAGTTCCTCTAATGCGAGAGCAACGGGAACAACACCGCCATCAATATATTGACTATAAATCAGAATAATACCATCGCTTGTCATAACTTTATTGGTGATATGACTTATTTTCGCGGAATATCGCCCAATATTTTCTGGCGCAAAGATACGGGATGATGCTTTCGTAGTTGTTTCACCGCGAGGCAATTTAAACGCACGAATAAATTCAGGACGATATTCGAAATTCAGCCTCATCGGAGGATTGCCTACCTCTTCATATGACATGACGTGACGCAGACCTTCCTTACCAATACACGCCGTAATATCAAATTCGTCGTTCGGATTGTTTATATATTCGATAAGAGACGGATGAGGATAGACAATATTCAACGCTTCCAACGGTTTTTGAACAACCGCATAACCGATCGTGTCCATGTTTTCAAATGACGGGAAATCTACTGATTCAACAACGGTTGTTTCATCAATTACACCGCTTACGCCTCCTGCTGCTTCTGCCGCGGCGCCCTTGCCCTTGCCCTTGCCCTTGCCCTTGCCGTTGCCCTTCCCCTTGCCTTTACCGTCGCCTTTACCGTCTTGTGCTTCTGCTGCCGCTTCTGCAATAGCCTTTTTTCTTCGAGCCATCGCTGTTTTCTTATAAATATACATCGCTTTCATGTCGCTAATAATAAACCGATACGCGGCTTCTTGTATATCGCCGGCTTGTGTCATAAATACATCAATATGTTCAATCGGTTGTTCGATATGACGTCCATTAAGCTGCCTACGCGGATAACCTCCGGCTCCGGCTTCCCCTGAGAGTCGCGCGAGCAGCGAGAATTCGGGGGAATGTTCTCTCGGATACACTCGATAAGGAAATGTATATGGATTTTCACCACGAACGAACGACACATATCCGGTTGCTTTACGGACAAGAAGCTCTTTTCCTATCTCTCGACCATCTGAGTCTACACGAAAATTACCGCGTTCATCAAACACATCCGCGATATCGATGGTCGCCCGACGATCGTTTAGGTTCATAAGATTAATCAGCCATACAATTTCTTTATAACTGTTATACATTGGTGTTCCCGAGAGAAGAAGCAATCGCACATTATTCACCTTCTGGACTATCTGGAACAATATCTTCGCCACGCGTTTATCTCGGTTATCGTCTGTAATACGAATATTATGAACTTCATCGATAATAATCAGTGTATTTGCGAATAATTTACGCAATTTTGCTACAGATAGTGTTTCAATCGCAAGTGTCTCCATTTCGGCCGCCTTTGCGACATCGGCAGCCGACTTACGCCCTTTTTTGGCGACGCCGACACCGACACCGACACCGACACCGACACTTGCTCCAGCAGGCGCTTTACGACGAACTTCCTGTATGACAGCATCATCTTGCGAAATTCCGATACTTGACGCATGCGTGCGCGCATAATTTGCGAATTCGTTATAACCAAAAAACAAATAGTGGGATGAAATAAGCCGTCGTATCTGTTTAATGATTTTCTCGCGCGTCAGCCCTTTCATATTCATCGGGTTGATTTCCTTGATGAATTTATTTCCTGTGCACGCTCGAATATTCCACACACCCGGCTCAATCTCTCGGAGTTCGCGTTCATCAAAGAGCTGAAGCCGGAAATTTTCCTGAACATTTGGTGACGCAATCACCATAATTTGTTGCGTAATTCCCATTTGTTTCATATAATCACGCATCTCTTCCGCAACACTAATCGCAGAACATGTTTTTCCTGTGCCCAATCCATGATACAATAACAAACTATTATACGGTGTCTCCACCGAGAGAAAATTACGAACAAATTGCTGGTTCGGCGCAAGTTCAATCTGCGCATTACATAGAATATCTGCCTCTTTCTCTACATTCTTCGCGTTATCTACGTCCATCTTTGTATCGAAAAACTCTTTGCTTAAGGCGATTTTAGTATTAAAATTCGGATCGTTTAGGGTTGGGTAAAGACCATTTGTGGCAGCAGCTGCGATCCGTGCTCCTTCCCCGTCATCGTCATCCTCGCCATCGCCGTCATCCGGCAAAATACCAATATCATGGATTGTCATCTCTCGTTCAAGTAATTCTTTTTTTAAAAGAAGTTTGTTGAACTCCTTACTAAATGGATTATCGATATCTTCTGGTTTGAGGCGTTTACGTCCTTCTTCAAGTTCGCGCTTCATTGTCGCGAATGTTGTTTTCGGATCGGAACGGTCTGTCTTTACTGCGGCGGAGACGGCGGCTTTGGGTTTATCACGTGATATCTTGCGCGGTTTTTTACTTCCCGCGATCGATGACGCATTTTCTGGCATCACCGCAAGCGCAGCCGCGGCAACCGAAGCAACGGACGGTCCCCCCGACGGTTGTATTGTAACTTCTATAGGTAATTTTTCTTGTTCGTCGGCCATAGGTAGCTATCCCTCTTATGTATCGTAACTATTATTTATAATGACCCTTTATATATTTACACGAAATAAAAAGATCATCTCACCTTAAAATATATGATAGCGGGATAATATGTTATTGATTTTACGAACAATCCCGATTTTTTCTAAATTGTAAGGTCGTATCGTTTGAATACATTCGCTGAATGACATCCATTTCATGAGACCAACCTCCATAATGTCATGCGCCTTTTTCGGTTTCTTATCTAAATCCACCATCGCAAGAAAATACTTCTGTTTATAACATTTCATGTCTGAACCCATAAATATTTCTTCAAATGGAGCAATATTCTGAATAACATTATCGGTTCCAATATCATAACCTGTCTCTTCTAGGCATTCACGTAAAGCACATGGTAGATCCTTTTCGTTATAATTTCGCCGGCCTTTTGGAAAACCCCATTCAGTTTCGGTCCAACGTGTCGTTGAATCGTCAATAAACTGGTGAAGCGTCTTTACACGTCCGTCTTTTGTGCGTATTCCGCCAAGAACTTGCCGATATTTTTCAAACGAAATATGCTCTTCATTTTTATACTGACTACCTCGCGTATATTCACCCCATAATAATCGCCATAACTGTTCGAAGGTTAGTCGCAATAAATTCGCCTTTTCAGTCATGGTCATCTCGTCGATGATACGTTGTATATATGCTTCGTCATTCAAAGAATATTTCCCTCGAACAAAATCAACAAATCCAAATGAATCTCGGCGACGTATCATAAGAAACTCTGGCCCTGTTTCACCACAACGAAACGCAATCACGCCTATACTTGTAATCGGTGCGCGACAATTATTATATACATGATTTGTCCGGTTACAATTATTACAGAAATACTTGTTTGTTTCGCCGTTGTTTACCGATGGTGACGTATGATTACACGTTGCGCCTTCACCTCCCGTTGTCGAATGTTTCGTTCGTTGATTTCGTAATTGGGTGATTTCAAGATACGATAACGCTGATTTAGGATTGTTTACCTTCGATGTTTCAGTTGGTTCTTCTTCAGTGACACAATTTTCTTCCATCTTTTGAATTTCGCTTATCGTAGTTCTATTGTTGTTTTTATGTCGTTTCATTATAAACAATCGATGATCAAGCTCGACGCGAAAGTATGGGGGCCACATTACTGGTTCCTTTTAATGACGGCCGCAGTAAATTACCCGGATCATGTGAATGATGTCACGCGTAAAAAGTATTACGACTTCATCCAAAACTTTTCGATGTTAATACCTGATCCAGAAATGTCGTCTGAGTTTGACCGAATGCTGGGTAAATATCCGGTCACGCCATATTTAGACAGCCGCGATTCATTTATTCGCTGGGTTCATTTCATTCATAATCGATATAATGTTCTATTGATGAAGGATGAAGTGAGTTTACATGATGCTCTCGAGAGATATTATTTACACTATCGTCCGCGGTCTGTCCAAATCTTAGAAGAACTGAAGTATCGAGAGAAGCTCGTGTATTTGTTATTGTTGGCTGGGTTGGGGTATGCGGCGTATTACTATCATAATCGGTAGCGAAATATTCGAGACTATATATAACTTACCAACCAACCAACATCAAACCATCCGCAGCAGACATGGTAAAAACCGAATACATCGTATTTATTATTACGGCGGTTCTTATCGTCAACACATACTATGATGGCCAACCGTTAAAAATGTTTCAGAGTAATCAAAAGTGGATTAAGATGGCGACATTTGGATTTATCGGTCTCTCGCTTTTCATATTTTTACGCCGAAATCCAGAAAACTCTAGGCAATTGTTGTTTCATGCGAATGATATCATTAAGTATATGCCGATAAGTAAGGGAACAGCTGATATGATAACGCCGTTTTTTGATATGACGGGGGTTCCGCCCCCTCACGACGGTGGAGCTATGGGCGGAGCGATGAATAGTGCGATAGGCGCAAGAACCGTACAACCCATCGCATCACCATCGTGGGGGGGCGGAACCCCCGGCGCAAGAACCGCGCAATCAAACGCACCACCGTCATTTGGAGGAGCCACCCCCGCTGAGAGACGGTTGCTCAACTCCGGCAAGGGGTCTAGCAAGCGCAGCGTAAGCGAAACCAAGAAAAAGTATGTCGCCGCACAACAGGGTTGGAAATGCGGTGATTGTCAGCGGCAGCTTCCCGCTTGGTTCGAAGTAGATCATGTCATCGCTTTAGAGCATGGTGGTTCTAACCACATCGATAATTTAGTCGCTTTATGTCGGGATTGTCACGGGAAAAAGACCGCGATGTCATTTTTATAGATTTACGTGTCGTAGTCAGGCCGACATTATTATATCTTATAATTATAACGGTGTTGTTATCATTATAATATATAATAACAGAATGTCAGGAACACCAACATCAACGGCATCAAGCTCTATTTTAAATCCAGAGACCGAAGAAGGAAAAAAGGAAACAAATGCCATATCTTCGATCGAAGAATCGTTCCATATTAAAAAAATACTGAATTATCTACCTATCATCGTGATCGTGATTATAGTATTAATTGGTTTTGTTTCGTCGGAATTGATGACTTCAAAAGGAAATTGGCCAATATTTGTATCGCTTATTCTTACATTTCTTTACGTGCTGTATATTCATTCTATTTCTCCGAATAAGTTTATTGTCATGAAAGATTCCGATGAGACGATTCTCCCATCGCCGCCTGATGCCATTTTTAATATATCTGATTCTCTGTCTAACATCGGTATTCGGATTATATTACCAGTATGCCTATTTATTCTCGGATTAGGTATGGGGTTTGGTAGTATTCAAGCATCAGAAAAGGTAAGTAACGTTGACCTTACACGAAGCATGATAGGGTTTGGTTCTATTTTGTTGATTGGTGGCATTATAATCGCGTTATATAAAAGATTCGGGCAAAATCTACCATTAAGTGAATGGATTCATTACATCATTATTTCGATTCTCGTTGGTGTGCCGATGATTGTTCGTGGAAATGAAATCCAACAAACGATGGATAAGGTCAACGACGATCCGTTGTCAAGTAAAGAAAGCAAGGAAAGCTTCGCAAAAACAACGGCAGATTTAATACTAGGTTTCGGTTTATTTTTCCAGATCGCTTTCTTTTTGGCAGTTGGTTATTTTATTTGGAGAAATACAAATTCAAAGGGTTTAAATCAAATTGGTAAAATCGCAGCAATAATCGCGTTCGTGTTAGTCATAGGAATACCTGCGAGTATATTCTTAGCTGCGAGTCAAAAAAGTCCTGGTATTGCCGGAGCTCAGGATTTAACTGAATATGGCCAAAAGGCATTTCTAGTTCACGGTATCGTATGGTTTATTGCTTTTATCGGTTTGATCATTACGACACTCGGACAAAGCTCGCAAATTACTACGCATAAATTTCTAATACCGATCGCACTCGTGATTCTAGTCGTCGTCGCGTATATTGCTTTTCCGAGTATATTCGCGGCATATAATATCAAAGAACCGTCCGCAACCGACGTTTTAAATAAAGAGAATAACCCGAACAACGAATTCGCAAATAGTGGATATTATCAACAACTTCGACAAGAAGTCATCAAAGAATTACAGAAAAAAGATCCGAATAACGCAGTTAATGAAGAAGTGATTAACTCCGCAATACAAGCCCGTCTTGATCAAGATAAAAAGAAAACATTTGAACCGATGAACGCAATGTTAAGTGTTGTTTCAATATTATCCGTAATCATCTCTGTATTTATTCTTATGTGTTATAATGTTCGGTTGAAACTGGCAGATTGTGGGAACATACCAGATTCATTCAAAGATTGGTGGAAGGACGCGCTGATATACACAACCAACCTTGATTGTGGTGGCGTCGCCAAAACAGTCGGAGGAGACATTCAAGAGAAAATCAAAGAAGATAAGATGACATCAAATGATTGGGACAAAATATTAACAGACCATTCCGATAAAAGCAGTCTCTTTATTCGTTTTGCCAAATGGTTTTCGATGATTCCATTTTTGTCGGTTATCTTACTCGTGATGTGGGTCTCCGTTCTTTTTACGAATGTGACGACTTCACCAAAAACAAGTGATTGGATCGCAAGTAAATTCACCGGTGACATGTTTCCTCGTGTGAAAGAACTGATCGACACATTTTTTATTGTTATTATTGTCGGTCTTTTGTTATGCGCGATTTTATTGCTTCCGATGGTGAAGGAAATGAATGTAGGCGGCCTTGATTCAATACTGAAATTCGCCGAGTCGGTTCAAGTGTGGCAATTCAACAAAAACGACGATACATCAGGAAGTGTAAATAAAGGCATATTCGGTTCTATTGTATTATTTTTGATATTAGTTGGTGGTGGTCTCTCATGGTGGTGGCATTATTTACGTGTGGACAAGCCATCACAAGAATCAAGAACAGGCGCAAGCTTACCGGTTGTCCCTGAAAACTGGGGTTGGGCGATCGCGTTTGTTATTCTTCTAGCGATATGTGCGATGCCTACTGGATATCACATGTGGGCAGGCATACATGACGACTTTAAAAACGAAAATTTTCTGAAAAAAGGCGTGCGTTTGCTACTTACAACCATATATTTAGTTCCGTGGTTGATTGTCGTATTATTTCGTGCGATTATTTATGGTATCGGTTCTTTGACGGGTAATAAAGATTTTGCGGATAAACGCGATGAAGAACTTGGAAAATTAAAATTCTGGCAATGGAAAGCGGATGATATCGATCTTCGTATGTTTCCTACGGACAATACACCACCGACACCTGCGAGTGTAACATCTGTTCATAAACAAGCTACTGATGCTCCTGCTGCTGCTGCCGCTGCTTCCGAAGCCTCCATCTCCGCCGGTTCCACTATCACATCTGAACCCACCGGAAACAACGAAACAAAAGTCAGCGCAATTGGACAGCTTATCAAAGTTCTATTACTGACAATATCATTCGTGATTCTCATCCTTGCGATCGTCTATTATGTCTATAAGATTGACGCCGAGTTCGTGAATAAAGGTGATGGTGCAGAGACAGTCGCATCTGGCGGTATCATGGCGAATCTGAAATCGCCTACAGCACAAGTAATCTATGTTCTTCTTGCGATTGTCGGTATCGCCGGAGGTGTCGCTATGCTTCGAGAGAAATTCAAGACCGCCAACAATAACAAAACGCCCGAAAATTATTTGTTTGATGACATGAAAACAGAAGACGAACAAAAACCGCTTCGCCAACTTGCGTTTGGTGCTACCCATATTGTATATGTGATCTTAATGGTGATTGTATGGATTTATGATCGCGACAAAGATGATAAAAATCGTATGTCGGTTACTGGAATGACCGTTTTAGGTATCGCCATCCTCTTTTTTCATTATGGCCTAGAATTCATCGACACATTAAATCCGGGAAAAACGATCGGAGGAACCGACAAACCCTCCGTGGCGGATTTATTCAGCAACGTCCGCTTTATCATCAATACCGTATTTTTTATTGTATTGTGCGCACTTGCCTATTATAAACAACACAGCGTAATGATTGTGCTTATTTTGGTGATGTTCATATTTCATCTTACAAAATCTGCGATCGGGTTGAAATTGCTGAAGTTATTGTGGTTAGGCATTATTTTCATTCCTTGTTTATTCTTGGACATGATTCAATCATCACAATCAATCATTGGTGATACTACACGACCTATCTGGATTATCGTCGCAATCGAGTTACTTCTGATTGCGATATTATATGGCGGACCTTACCTGTTGAACTATATTGGGGCATCCGCGTCTCAAATCGTACACGCTCCTGTATCGTTGAAACAGAAGTATGATACCAATTTGAATACACAGAGCCCGCAAATTTTCATTTACCATAATACAGGTATTGACCGATCACCGGAAGATAAAGCCGCCAACTGTCCAGTTGAAGAGAAAAAGCGTTACAATTATTCTATTTCGGGGTGGTTCTTCTTGAATAATGCGGTAGCTTCATCAAATAAGGATTTAGAGATATTCGATTTCGGTGGTGTTCCAATAATGACTTATAATAAATCTACGACTGAATTGAAATTGTGGTGTAATACTCTTGATATGTCAGGTGGACCAAAATCGACGCGCACTCTGATTTACAACTCAAAAACAAATTACAATACGATTATTGCTGGGAAATCAAAGGAAAAAATTGACCAAATTCGCATGTTGGTGGATAATGACGATGAACTCGATGTATCGATTCCCCTTCAAAAATGGAATTACTTCGTCGTGAATTATAATGGAAAAACGATGGACTTTTTCATGAATAATAAACTATTGGTTCGTAGTGATTTTATCATGCCAGATATCACTATGAAACCGATTACTGTCGGTGATACAAACGACAATAAGGGTTTGAATGGCACCATATGTAATTTAGCATTTCATAAAGTTCCACTTACAAAGGAACAAATGCGTTGGACATATACGATGCTGAAATCGCAAAATCCGCCTATGATCGGAATGAAGACGATTGAAGATGAAGTCGGCGAAGTTGGAACAACAACCGTATATTCGAAGTAAATAATATATCTAATAATTATAAATATATACAATAATTATACGAAGAATATGAATTCAAAATTAGTTCTAGCGATTGTTATTATTCTCTTGTTGTTATATGTGATTTTTAAAGCTTTGACAACAACATATACCACTTTAGGTTCGATGCAGAAATGGGGGAATAAAACGACACTTCAAGGATCGAATCTTCCAAGTAGTTTTAAGGCGAATAGCGCAATATCGATTTGGTTTTACATTAAGAAGTGGGTAAATGGCGCGAATATCGTCAGTTTTCATACAGGTGGAACGGGTGACGTGGCTTCCACCATGTTTAAAGCGCAGTTCAAGGCGAACACGAATACAATACAGATCTTCCCAAGGTCCGGCACGAGTGATACGCAATATGACTGTGAAATCGCCGAGTTTCCACTTCAAAAATGGGTGAATCTTATTATTAGTTTCAACGGCTCAGCGATGGATGTATATGTCGATGGCAAGTTAGTAAAATCATGTGTTGTAAATCAAGGTTCACGTCTTCAGGAAACCCAAAGTATTGTTTTAGGCGATGATGCCGCCGCTGTTACTTCGGCAGATGTCGGTTTTATTACGAATGTGAAACTTAAAGCGGCACCGATCGCACCGCAAGAAGCATGGGATATTTATTCTCAAGGTTTTGGTGGAAGTCCATGGAGCGACCTTCTCAATAAATATAAGGTGAAGTTAAGCTTCATCGTGGATAATCAGGAACAGGCAAGTGTAAGCACCTAATTCATTTATTAGGAGGATGATGTAAGTGACGTTCTTGTCTCTATTTCAGACTTGATTATAAAAACACAATCTAATGATTTGTATAGATTGTTTTTTTATTCGATTATATTAGTAAGAAATATATAATAATGAGTGAAACCAACGGCGATAGTGGCGGCGGTGGATTTTTAAAAGGATTAACATCTAGCTTTTCGAATCCAAGTGATGCTGGATTATCATCGAGTGGAGGTATAAGCAGCGGAAGTAGTGGCGGAGGTTTTGGATTACGTGAATTCATGGAGTCGAATAGTCTTGTAGCAAAATTCGCATTTATTTTAATGGTCTTTATCATATTTTCAGTAGCTGTAAAATTGTCGATTATCGGTTTATCGTATTTACTGCTTCCATCGATGTCGCCATTTGTCCTTGATGGAACCGCAAATACGGAGGATATGGCGATCACTGTTTCACAAGACCCCTCCAAAGAAGACTCTGTCTTTATATCACGATCGATGAACGAAGACGGTGGTTTAGAATATACATGGTCCGCGTGGTTTTATATTAATCAAGTTCCACTTAAAGAGGATATATATTCCAGAATCTTTAGCAAAGGTGGTGAAGGAACAAAAGGATCTGATGGAATATACTACCCGAATAACGCGCCAGGACTCTACATTCGTTTTACCAAATCCGTTTCTGATACAAACCCTGACCGCACCGATAGAGGTGTAAATGTATCTTTACTTGCGCTCGTAGATGTAAATGGTAAGAAGGACAACGAAGCTGATAAAAAGAAAAATCTGAATGAACAGCTCGTCGCAACTGATATTCCGATGAAGAAATGGGTGAATGCGGTCATTCGTGTAACAAACAACGTCATCGATTTATATATTAATGGGCGTCTTTCTCAGCGTCGTAAGACCGCAGGTATTCCATTACAAAATTACGGAAAGGTAAACATCGGTGAAAACAAGGCGGTCAATAGGTTTAGTGGTTATATATCAACCATACAATATTTTAATTATTCGATAGGTTCGAGTAAAATCAAGAGCATCGTAGACGAAGGTCCAAATATGAAGATGATCGCCTCGTCAGGAGGGTCAGAATCTACCAAGAATGTAGGCTCTTACTTATCAAACAATTGGTATATGCGATAATATTTTTTTACATTGACATATCAGCAATACTGGTGTAAAAAAATCTAATATGTCGGCGGTTGTTCCAACATGGACGCCATCATTACAACAAGATACGCCAACCGGTGATGTCTATTTTATAGGAGAATATAATCATCGGTATAATGTCTATTCCTTAAACTATACGACTACATTTAAACTTTTACCGGGGACATTCACATATCCGAGCACATTACCTGGTGTCGGTCCACGAGATACAGATATTCCCGCTTCTATTATTGAAAAAAGAAACACTCTTATCGGATTCATACCACTTATTAATATAACTTCCAGTAATAATTACGCTGATACACCTATTCTATTTTCATTTCCAACAAATAATTACGCTATATCTGTTGAACGTTTGGACAGGGACTATTATGTAATTCCACAGCCATCTGGCAGTCCAGCAAATACGCCAAATCCAAATGGATTATATAAAAATCCTGGCGGAGAAAATATCCGTCTTCCTTATCGTAACGCTCTACTCATTAATGGAGTCTATGATAATTCTGGTGGATTTCGATATGACCAATCCTCGACGACCATACGCATGGAAATGAAACAGGCCAAAAAAACTGTCAACGACGTAGACGTATTTCTTGAAAAAAGTATTTTAGTTCCGCTTACCATTACAAAAGGTGAAACAGATATTAGTTTGAATACTCCGTTTACGGGGGTCGGTCGAAGTAAAGCCAATTCAATACCCGATAGTAACGGAAATATCGTGCGTGAATGGCTTGATGGTAGTATCGATTTGAATTTTCCTGACTTCGCAAGAACGACCCGTGAAAACATACAAACCGGCGCGCCTGATTATGGCGACGTTCAGTATTATTTAAGTGTCTCATTACCACGGACATTCACTCTAAGTAGTGAGTTCTTACAAATCTCTGGAAATCGCATCACTTTCATAAAAAGCACTCAGACAACCCCGACACAACTGAATCCAATACCCATTAAATTCCTTCAAGAAGAAACGCCGGTTTATAAAAGGTCGAATCAGCGAATAGGTGATATGGCCGGTTATACAAATACAATAAATATTATCATTAAAAAATCGACACCAACGTTCGCGAATCAAATACCTGAGATCAATAGCGACGATACAGCAACCATCTATAAACTACCCGATTTAAATAAAATGACATCTGAAGGTTCGTTTGTATTGACTCCACCAGAATCCAATAATAAAGAACCCAGCGGAATCATCACATTCAGTTCATCGAATGACAATCTATTAAAAATACGTGTAAGCGGAACCAGTGCTAGCGCTATATACACGGCATACATGTATGGATCAGGAACGTCTACGGTGACAGTAACGCAAGCCGCGACCGTCAATTTCAACCAGAAGATCGCAACATTCAACGTAAATGTGTTCGAAATAACGCCGGCTATTATCAATTGTAATACTAATCTCTTTTACACAAATCCATACAATCGCCAATTTTGGACACGGTTCAAGCCCGAATGTCGATCTTCTAATATGGTGAATAGTATAACTGGTCAGCCACTTACGGTAAGTGAAGTCGACGAAGTGTATGATATGCGCCGAAAAGCGGAAATATTGAAATACAACAAAAACGTGGGTGGTCTCACAAAAACGCAAAAATACGCAAAAGCTGCCCGTGGTGAACTCATGCGGAATATCGGAAATTCGTCGAGATATACGACGGACTCGGCGAATCCGTTTGCGTTGATTTGTCCTCCAACTTCAGCCGGTGGAAATAGTCGAATCTTATGCGGACTTACAACTGCCTGTGGTGTTCCCGGTCGAGAACGGTTACTATGTTACGATCCGTCCATCAATTTATACAATTACAAGCGCACTTATCAATACGAAGCCGGTCTTCAATTGACGTTGAATATACCAACCACAATTTTAACCGAACCAACAAATTTACGTATTAGTAATTATGATAATGTGAATAAACGTATTACGCTGACATGGGACGCACCTGATTCAAATGGCGGTTTTCCAATCACCGGTTACGTCATTACATATTCTACGAATAATAAAACATGGGCGCCTTATACAAGCGTATTTCCATACAAGCCTCCTCCAGGTGTTGTCCCAACATTTAACCCGATAAGCGGGGAAATTAACGGAAATTCGGTTGTTTTTCAAAGAATACCTGGGTCTGTTGAAATATTAGATAATACGGTCTATTATTTGTCAGTTTTTTCAGGAAATGAACGCGGTTTATCGAGTGTTCCCGCCACAATCACGGTAAAAACATCATCAGTTCCGTCAATCATTAATGACTTCGGCTTTACAAATACCGCGGACGAACGACAAAATTTGATGGTAGACTTGAAATGGACCGACCCTGTAAATACTGGAACTAGTGGTGGTGCGGCTGGCACAAGTGCAAGTGGCGCGGCAAACGCAGTTGGAGTCATTTCATCTTATAATGGACCACCCATTACCATGTATAATTTGTATTATAGAAAAGTTCCTGATACTACATGGACAAAAGAAACCTTGACTACAACGAATGTTATCATTTCAAATGTTGAAAGTAAATCTCGTCGTTATGTGTTACGCAACTTATTTAACGAGGGCAAGTATCAAATCAAAATAGAACCGATCAACAGCGTCGGAGTTGGACCTGAATCCGCGATTATTACAGCAAGAACACTAATGAAACCAGGTATTCCTACAAATATAACGATTACATCAAAATATGGTTTATTGCCGCCTACAATTACAGATATGTCACGTAATTATATTAATATTACATGGAACAAACCTGATACAGGCGGAACAGCAATAAAATACTATAATATCACGATTACACCACCATCATCACTTGGTTCTGGACTTACCTATCCATATAATATAAGTTCTACAGATACACGAACAACTTATAGCGCAGATATCGGTATATTGAATAACAATTATATAATCGACGGATCCTATTCTATTGTAATGGAATCTTATAATGGCTATCTAACAAGTAACGAAAGTGCTCGTATATTTTTAACGGTATATCCTACTTCCGCAAAAGCGTTAATAATCAATATTGAAGGGTATTATACGACATCAGGATTATCTTACGCAGAGATGACGTTTTCAATCAACACCCAATGGCAAGTTTCAAATCCAATAATTAAGGTAAGAGTAAATGGACTAAATGCCGTCCATGAAACGATTACAAATAGTGACAATCAGCCGATATCCGGTTCAGGTGATCATAAAATTCGTATTCCTTCGTCGATTTCTGGTTCTGAAATCATTATTGTCGGCACACAATATACTGTAACAATTAGTCTAATATATCAGGACGGCCAAACACAAATAAGCGAACCTTATACGTATATTCCAGAGATAAAGTATGTATCATTATAACGATCATGCCATTATTCTCTCAAAGTGGGGTCGATACAAATATCATGTCGAGAATAAACTTCTCCTGACATGCATTTATCACTTGCTTCTACTTGGAGACAACTACGAAAACCACGGTCTTCGCCAATATAACAGTAACCACCTTTACCACTTTGGTGTTTTTGGGTAACACTCGTGCTATCATCCGCGCGTGGTGAAGGTCCAGAATAATTACGAACGGCTTTATCTAAAAATGTATATTTTTCGACATCTGCGGTAGCATTAAACCCGGGTTTTTTATCGCTGCTGTTTGTTGCGTCAGGTGGCACAGGTGGGCGGTGTGTTTTCGAAATAGATTTCACTTTCTTCTTCGTTTGTTTTCCATCGTTGTCTTCGCTGTCACTGTCACTGTCACTGTCACTGTCGTCGCCGCGACTTACTGGAAGTTCGATATTGGTTGTTCGAGAGATGATTTCGCGTCCTTTCTCTTCCATCGTTTTGAAAAATGTCTTTATCTTATCGCCTATTTCACCCATTCCTAAATGAAAATCGCCATTCGTCGACAAACTACTCCACATAAACCAGATGATCACGGCAACAATCAACATCTTTATGAATGTCCAAATAGAAAAGAACCCTTCATTGTCAGATGCGGAACTGGTATTTGAATCGGATGTCTCGAGAGATATTTCGGGCATCTTCATATCTCGAAATGTTTCTTGTGCCTTTTCTTTTATACTTGATAATCCAGATTTTGACATCTTATAAGCAGCAGACAAGCCGCTATTTACGCGTTCATTATTGGTAGGTTCGCCAATTTTCGTAAATTTAAATGTTGGAAGTGACATTCTGTCTATATATACTCTAGATATAGTAGATATAGACATAAAATACTACTCGTATGGACTATATTTTTTAGGAGAGTTAGATTGTTGCGACGAATTGTCGTCCTTTTTTCGCACGATAGTGTTCATCGAGTTCAACGCCTCTAACCGCTTGATTGTGCGTTCTAAATCTCCATTTTTATCACCAGCATAACCAGCGGACGAGAATAAGTAGTCAGTATCGGGACTAATTTCGTGTTGTTTGATCTGTTTATAGACGGAGTTGATATTCGCAACTGCGGTTTCTATTACAAGACGATCATGTATCATCTCAATTTTACTATCATATTCAGCGGTTAAAAGTGATATCGCGAAATAAATGAGATAGCGCCGTTTTTTTCGAACACCTGGGGTGAACCGAATACAATATAATCGTAAAAGACTACTTATAATCTTCTGTGTGAGTGGTGAATGTTCTTCAGCATCGGCACTTCGGGCAAGAATCATATCCCATATCATCCAAATCGGGTCGAACTGTAGTTTATCGTCAACAGGTATATGCGACCGTCTCTCGCAACGACACGTCTCTTTCTTCGCTTTACAAATCGTTTCAAACTCGACAATCCATTCTACCCAGTAACATGCTAAAAGTGTGTTTTTAGAATCACGAGAGATGTGATAAGCGAATTCGTTCATCGCGATAAATATCTCTTTCGGGTCTCTCTCTCGAAAAAACTCCTGCGCATAATCTACCCGCGGTGCTTTCAGACGCTGCGACATCGTGGCGATATCGTATTCCTCCTTTTTCTTTATTTTCACACTATCGTATTTATGTTGCCGTTTCGAATTCACGAGAACACATACGATTTCCGCAAAAAGCGACCGCATCTTGGAATGATTTCGTAGGCGGAGTTCATTTCCAGCATATCCATTGGATATAATCGACTTAAAACTCTCATACCGCATTTCAATATAAAGAGGTAGTTTAGGATTCGCTAAATGAATATATTTACTCATAAACGTAATAATAATATCCCATAATTCAAGATAGTGTCCAGAACATACAAGTTCCGCGCTCCAATAACAGGCTGGTTCGATTTTAGATGTGGATAGACTGTTCAGTAATTCTTTGCGCACATCCGTTTTTTTGTATGACGAGAATGTAATTCCGCGAAAGTCTGATTCGCTACGTATATCATTTATTTCATTTGGATCGGACATTTATCGAAAGACGTCAAGAGACACGCGTATGATCGTATTAGTATGACAACCGTTTTTTTTCACGCGAGAATAACGATAATATATTTTGTAACGAAATACTAGTAGATATGACTTCATTTTATAGATCATTTTCGGATTATATTCGTTCGATCACACGATGGGAAATATTAACATTCCTGTTTATTTTACTTATGATTTTCTGTTTCATTAAGCGCGACCTTTCATTTCATGTCGAAGGATTTGAGCAACGAGAGAAATACAAGGTATATGAAAACGATACAATATTTGATAGTTTTTATGCGGATATTTATGACGAGCTCTTCATTCAACCGAATAAAATCGAGGCCGAAGCCGATGAAATCATTCATATTACGGGGGCGCTTAATGGGTCGGACGCCGACAAGAAGAATTTCAAGATTTGCGATATTGGTTGTGGTCCGGGACATCATGTTCATGAGTTGAAAAAGAAGGGTGTCATAAATGTCGTAGGTTGCGATAAATCTGAGGCGATGCTTCAGACTGCGAGAGATTTATATCCATCGTGTAATTTCATAAAGGGTGATTTTATGAAGCCGATGTTATTTAGTGAAGAAGAGTTTAATGTGCTTACATGTTTTTACTTTACGGTCTATTACGTGAAAGACAAGCGCGCATTCTTTCGCAATTGTTATCAGTGGTTGAAACCGGAAGGTTACCTGATTATCCACCTCGTCGATCGCAATCATTTCGACCCGATTGTTCCTGGTGGCAAACCTTTGTTCATCGTCTCGCCTCAAACTTACGCAAAGGAACGCATCACGAATTCTATCGTAAAGTTTCGCAGTTTTCAATACAAATCGGATTTTACGCCACCGCCTCCGACAAAGAACGCCGCCGCCGCCGCAAAAGGAAGCGAGAAACGAAACACCGGTGAGAAGAATGTTGGGAAGTTTGTCGAGAAGATCACCGACGATAAAACTGGCAAGGTTCGAGAGAATATTCACACATATTATATGCCAACGAATCGAGAGATGTTGGAAATCGCAAAAGAGGTAGGATTTACCGTAACGGGACAGGTCGATTTGATTCACGTTCTTAACGAATATCAGTATCTTTATATATTAAAGAAGGTCGCGTAGATCGCGTAGATCATTTTTATCCTTGTAATATAATGAATCACGTCACGGAAGTCTCGACGAGCGCTATCCCACCGTTTTTCTTTCATTATATTATTGTTTTTTTTGTCGTCAGTATCGTCCTGTGTGTTTGTGTATTGAAATTTAAATACTTATATTGGTATGAACAACCGCTCACGTTTCGATTTACGATTCGTCGATGGGCGAGAGGCAATGAAGGCGGTCGACAACGAACGAGTATTATGAACCCATTATCTCTCGGCACACGATGTTATAACGCGGTAGTGTATCCATTTTTACATCATGTAAGTCATGATACTGTTCGAGTGTATCGCGGTAATGATGAAGAAACGCCCCCACCGTTTGAGAGAATCTCTCGGATGTTACAACAACAAGCGTCAAAAAATGCGGGTCTCATCGCATGCGATTCCAGCGATACGCTTCGCGTTCTTCTCTCGCAAGATACATTCGGTCTCTCGGCATTTATCGGCGTTTTTATGGATATGGATAACGAAAGCATAAAAGGAGTATCAGTTCTGACACCCCGTATCATGATGTCTTTCAATTCGTCGATTTCTACATCGTCATATAAGAATGTCGCGATTTATATGTCTGAGTATCTTGTGTGGAATAAATACACAATGACAGAACGCGAATCTCTCGAACTCCTTGAAACAACTGAATATATTCAGAAATCACGAGAGATTGCGGGCGAACAAACATTATACCGTTACAGCGAAATTCCATGGTTTGTAATTCCGTTTTCGACAGTGTATTCGTATGTATTTACGCCACCACCGACGCGACGGCCGCCCCGTTTGTCCATCATCGACAAAGGAATCACTGTTGTTCCTGTGTCGTCTGCGAATTTTGCGCTTTTTTATGCTTTTGTAAATGAACACACGAGAGATTTTCGTTGTTGTATCCTGAACGAATTGACGCAACTTCAATCTCTCGTTGAACATAAATTGTATCGTATCTACATGTTATTATTGAATGAAGTTCGTGTGATCGCGGTATATATATTTACACGATCTGCGATGCCTCACAAGATTATGAATCAACATATATCGAGAGATACATTCGTAAAGTCCGCCTCTAGTAAGAAAAAACGAACAAAAGGGAATCGAATCACAGATCTTCACAATTACATATCAAATACATCTACAGCTCTCGTGAAGTATCTACCGCCGGTTATTCCGCCAAAATATGACGCGTTTGGAAAACGTATCGCGGTTTCACCTAAACAGACGCAACCGAATAAACTTAACACATCGTCGTCGTCGTCGTCGTTCTCCTCGACTGGAAATACAGCGCTACGATTGATTTCATCGATACAAGATAAATCACGATGCGAACCCTCTTATTTTCTCAGAGGGTTTCGACATTGTTGCGGTATTGAATTTTCCGCAAGTGATTATGGTGCAGTGATGATCGATACGATTGCGCATAACTATCGGGTTATCGATGCGTTAGTGACATCAGAACAGATATCATGGCCATTATTAGCACAGGAGAAATGGTATTACATACTATATAATGCCATTATACACGAGGAGACGGTGTGTAAAGATATTTTCATGGTATAAGGTATTTGTCGCGGGTTGGTTTATCTTCGATAATATAGTGTGGATGCTCGACGACCTCCAAACATACCGCCACTCCTAGTTCCGGCACCACCACCACCAACAGCAGCGTGTGTAAATGTATCTACGATGAATATAATGAATATGCCTAAAAAGCAATACAGAACAAGTTCTTCAATCACATGACCGGTCTTCTCATCTTTCTTCTCTTCAAGCATATGAATAATATAATTCAGCTTTTCGATGAGCGCGGCATTTGTTCCTGACATGTTCGCGGTATTTCCGTTGCCGCCACCACCACCGGCGAGCTGATTTGCGAGAGATTCGGCATACGGCACAAATTGTTCGTAGTATTGAGTCGCATACGTGCTCGTTTTCGGATTTGTGCTAAATCCTGAGACATTTGTCGAGGAATGGGTCGCAGCGTCCTTCTTTGGAGCACCAGAAATTCCTGTAAGTTTTTCGAAATAGGGGGTTATTCCAGCTGTATTCGCATTCGAGGGTTCCATTCCTTCCAATAATGTGGAAGAATAAGAAGATGACGGATTTAGGGAATTCATTTGGGTCGTTTTGCGAACTACTTGGGGCGGCGATGTTTTGCTAGATACGGTCTCTGCGCCTCGAATCATTCCCGAATGAGATACATTCGTCGCATAAATCCCCATTCCTTGCGCTGGATACGACGGAAGCATCGATGAAGCATCATCCGGATCTTCTTCACTATCTTCCCCCCCTTTACGGTGAATATTCTCAATATAATCCTTGATTTGCTTTATCTTTTTTCCGGCGACAGCGGCCATTTCGTTCGGCGGATTGGCGAATGATTCATTCGTATTTTTTAATAACTCTTGGTTTCGCGGAATCTTTAGCGTGCGATTTTGGCGACCTGCTGTGCCGCCACCGACATTTCTGCCACGAATATTGTTCTTTGGTTCGTTATTACTACTATTACTTTCGGCATATTCCGAAAAACCTAAAGATGTCATGTTCTCCTATAAAAAAATGAGATTTTAATTCGGTGAAGATTATTCCAGTTATATACGAAAAATATATTTGTTATGTATATAAGACGAAAATGGTGAAATTGAACAAGGAA